GTATTTCACCCACCGTTAAATCAGGATATTCTGATAAATTAATAACGGTAGGTAATTCAAATCTCGGATTTTCCCATAAAATCTCAATCATTAGTCTTTTATGTTTTTTAATATCTGTGTTACCTTGTATAAAAATATATCTTCTCTACTAAATTGTGATACTTCCTCAAAATAACCTGATACAGAAAATCCATTTAGTTGATGGTCTTTAACTTTAGCCCAAACTTCAGGATTATTTACTTTCATAGACACAAACCAAGTACCGACTGGTAGATTTTCAAATCCATAATCAGTTGATTTATCATTATTAGATTGTTTAATCCAACTTTCTAATACATATACATCAGGTAAAGCTTCTCCATCGTGATTTTCATCATTATTATCAATATATTTGTTCCTCATGTACTTATCAGCAATCATTTGTATTGTTTCAGGAGAGAAGAACACATAATAAGGATTACCATTATCGTCTTTACGGAATATTTTTTGATTTGGTATCATTGCTGGCCCAAGAACAATATGTTTTTCCTCATCTGTTTGGAAATATTGTTTGGACATATTCTTTCTGTTTAAGATTTGTATCTTTCTTTCAGCCCAATGCAACGCAGGTTCACCACCCCACGCATCATACATCAATTTTCCACAACCATCATCATAAGATTTTGAGGATTTTAAATCTCCTCTATGTCTTGATAAGTAACTATACATTCTGTGAATAGTTGATTCTGATAAAGGTTCTCCGTTGGCAAGTTGGTTGACTCTTTGTTTTCCAACACCTGTACCACAATCACCCCATCCATTTTTATCAACCCAGTCTAAAACTCTTTTGGCAACATCTTTAACCTCTTGTGGATAGTCATTATGGGATGCAAAGTTGATACTTTCAAATTCATTTAGATAATCTTCAGCTGCCAGAACACTTTTAGGTATTACTTTCTTCTTTTTAGATGGAATTTGGTCAACATACGGAGCAATTGTACTTACATCATAGTCAAACTTGATAGCATCTATCTTTGGATAGTCTTTTTTAATTTCATTTATAATATCAGGGTCATTATCGTAATGTTTAGTAATTCCTAATTGGTCTAAAATTGGACCTTTTGGTTTTCCACTTGTATAAATGATATGGTCTTGTGGTATCCTTAATAACTTTGCTGTTGAATTGATTTGTGCTCCTTCTAATGGATTTAATGTTGATACAACATATACATCATTACCTTTTGCTATTAATTCTTTATATAAATCCTGTCCATCAGTTTCAGATAATACTCCATTATAATCTAAAGATACTTTTGGTTTATTTTTAGATATACCTTCAGTTCCTGCTATTGGAAAATCAAAACTATGTTTACTTTCAATAAAATGACTATTATCCCACTTTCCATCATTATCAGATAGACACTTCATAGAACGAATAACCTTTGAATGTGCAATGATATGTGTGTTTTCAGGTAATTCTTTGATATAGTTATAACATTTCAACATTCTATCCTTAAAATTGTTGAATGTCTCACCACCAGGTATTTTCTTTTCAGGATTATTCACATAATATGATTCATCCAAGTTACCCACCTTTGTGCCAGCATACTTTCCAATATCTAATGTGTTTAATAAAGGTGTTTTCTTTAATTTAACTGAACCTGGTTTGATTGTATTGGCTGTATCACCAGCAATCTTTGCTGTATCAATTGCTCGTTTAAGATTTGAACTTACAATTGTTCCAATTTTGTTATCTGCTGCCATTTTACCCAATTGAACAGAGTAATTTCTTCCTCTTTCAGTTAAGTTGGTATCATCATGACCATTTTCTAATCCTTGTTCACTATTATCATCTCCACCATGTAAGAATATTGCTTTATTATGGACTCTGAATGGTTCAATTTCCATACTAAAACCTAAATTCTTTCTCGTTTCTGGTTTTGGATTATTTCTTGTTTTATTTGTAATGGTATCTGGTTGGTCATAACCAATAACATTTGTATTTAATTTATCATCAACAACTCCTTTTTTAATTGAAGCTTTATTAATGATTCTTTCACCTCTTTTATATTTGATTTGTGCCCATTTATGGCGACAATTATATCCACCTCTCCAAACCAACGCTGATTGACCAAAATCATTCAAAGTTTGTTCCATATCCTCAACTCTCCAAACATAATTTTTATTTAATAAATCAGAACAAAATAATCTTGTTGTATCTATTATTGGAGTTTCTTTAATTTTCGGATTTAAAATGTATTTGTAACGAACTAATCTTTCAGGTGTATCTTCAAATGAAGGTTGATTTGGATGTGTTGATACAAAGTTTTCTTTTATATCAATTTCATCAATTTCCCATCCATCATTTAATAAATCTTCTTCTTTTTGTCCTTTTTCAAACAAAATAGATAGATATTTTTCATCCTCATTATCAGGAATATGGAAATTTTCTTGTACTTCCTTATTAAATGCTACCCAATTTACTTCAATTGCGGGTTCATCTACTAATGATATACTATCTATTCCTGAAATATCATCATTATCGTCAATTTTTAGTTCAAAAACTTTGTCTTTCTTTATCATACTAATAAATATATTATTTTTTAGATTGTACTTAAATCTTTTAATCTTGCTTGTTTATGTGACATACTTGTAAGTTCATTAGCAACCACATAAGTTTTAAGAATTGGGGTTTCTGTTGATGGATTATTAGGTGTTTTTGGATTATCTTGTCTTGCCATACCATAAACAGCTTTATTAAACGCTGTTCCACCACCTGCTTGGTTCATTAAAGATAAAAGTGGTCCAAACATAGTCACAGCTCCACGAGTCATGACCGCTTCACCACCTTGAGCATTAATATTTATTCCACCTTGTAAATGTGATGGACCATATATCATACCTCCTTCAGCATAACCTTGTAATCCTTTTGTTGAGTTTCTATCAGGTGTAGCTGATGTTGCACTACCTTGACCACTTGCACCACTATTTAAAGCTGATATTGCATTGTTTGCAGTAGAAACAGCCGCAGCTGTACCAATTACAGCATCAGCAATATAAAACGCACTCCATGGTAAACCAAAAGTTGTTGGTGATGCTTCGTAAGCCTTTCTTGTTGCTGCCAAGTCATTCATAATAATTTTAGAAATAGTTGCAGCTTCAGTAATTCTAATTCCTGCAATTGCTAAATCTTTATCTTTTCCAGCTAATTGTTGTAATCCATTACCTATTTTAATAACTTCGTCTAAATATTGATTATTAAGTGCTATTCTTGCATCATTTTTTTGTTTATCTATATTCAATAAATTGTTTTGATGTTCAATTTCTATTGTTTCTAATTCTTTAGCATTACCTTGTGCTTTTAATTTTTTGGTTTCGTAAGCTTTATCTTCAATTTTTAATGTAACATCAAAATAAGCTTGTGAGTTTTTTTCCAATCCTCCTTGTTGAGCTGTAAGTAATTTAATATCATCTTCGTAATCTTTTAACTTATCGGCTTTCTTTTTATCTTCTAATTTTTGTAAGTCTGCAGCCAATTTAACTTCAAATTGTTCCACAGCTTTCCTTTTCTTTTCTTCTTCACTTAATTCTTTATCATCAAACTTTTTGTTAATAATCTCAAGATTTGAACGATAAGCTTCATTTAACGCTGTTGTATCTAAACCATACTTTTTAGCTTTCGTTAATAATGTATTGTATTTCTCACCTTCAACATATAATTCTTTATCTCTTTCGGATAATGTTTTTGCGTAAGCATCTTCAGCAATTTTATCTAATTCTGATTGTACTTGTTTAGCTTGTGCAATAGCAGGATCAACTTTTTCCTTTTTAGTTTTTTCTACTTTGGATTGAGTTGAACCAGTTGGAGCTAATTTACCATATTGTTCCGCAAATTCTTTAGATTGTTTTAATAATTCTTTTGTATTTTCTGCTCCTTCTTCCAAATTAGATGATAAATAAGCAACAGGATTACCTGCACTTACAACAGCGTTCTTAAGTTTTTCCCACCAACTTAAATCATAACCTTTTCCTGAAGCTGCATCAGCTGCAGCTTGTGCAGACTTGGCCAATAATATTTGAGCTTCCGCTTTTTTAACTTGAGCATTTACATAATTCGTAACAGCTTCAGGTGAATTAGCTTTAGCTTCAGCTTCTTCAAAAGATTTAGCTTTACCTAAACTATCCCCCAAAGTTTCATTATATATTTTTAATGCTTCTTTTTTGGAAATTACACCTTTTTCTGCAGCTTCTAATGTTTGTTTTACACTAATTAAATTCTCATAAAACTTCTCTGTATCTTTGTTAGTTTGTTCAACCGCTTGATTATATAATTCTTCTTGCTCTGTTGTTCCTCTTAAAGCAACTTCTACTTTTTCCCAATTTGCTGCCAATAATGCAACACCTACAATTAATGCTCCAATTCCTGTGGCAACAATTGCTCCTGATAAAACTGAAGCTGCAGCTGCAGCTGATTCTTCAGCTACTCCCATTTCTACAAATGATGCTGCTAAAGCTTCATTTGTTATAGTATATAATTTTGTTATACCTGTTGCATCAGCAATCTTTCCAACAAATGTTTTTAATTCAACTCCAACAACTTGGAATTGGTTTTTAATATCTGTAAAAGTGAATGAAGATATTGTTTTAAGTGCTTGGATACCCATTTCGGCTTTATCTCCAAACTCACCAATTTCACCACCTAACAAACCAAAAGTTGAGGTTAAAGATTGTGTTTTATTAGCAACTTGTTCTTGTTCAGTTCTTAATTCCGCTAATTTTAAGTTTAATTCACTAAACTTTTTTGAATTAGTATCTCCTTTATCCGCTAATGCTTGTAATTCAACAGTAGTTTCTCTAATCTGTCTTCTTAAACTGACGAATTTACCTTCCGATTCCTGTACCTGTTCGTCATTTACATTTACATTTACATTAATATTACTTGAATTTGATGCCATATTTTAATATTTTAACAATCTGGTGTAGTATGAGTTAATGCACCATTTACTGATTTGAAGTTATTGTAAGAACATGTTCCTCCATTATATACGAAATAGAATGTTCCAGTTTGTGGTGTTCCATCCACATTTCTAATAGTTGATACTAATGTACCAGTTGTTCCACCATATAAACAATTTCCATTACCGACATACTTGGCATAATCTGTTGCATCCAAATATATATAATTCGTAGAACCAATAATATTACAAGTTCCTTGAGTAATTAAACTACCTTGTCCAATTAAAGTATAAACTGGTGAATTACTTGGTGTTGGTGATGGAGTATGAGTTGGTGTTGGGGTTGGAGTAACTGATGATGGAGTAGATGTTGGAGTAGGTGTTGGTGTAGGTGTTGTACCTGTAATTGTAATTCCACTATAATAAAATCCATCTATATTTGTTGCTCTCCTTGATATATATTGAAAATTAATTGAATAATTTCCACTTGAAAAATATGTTTGTCCAACCATTTGTGGTGTAACTGTAAAGTTTATAGTTCCTCCTGTCGTGGTTGTTCCTGTGACATTTGTTTGTAAAACATATACATTTATCCATGGAGCCATATAAGTCTTATCAGGAGTCTGTAAATAAACATTTATAAGATTTAATTTTCCATTATTATCAATAAAAGGTTCTGAACCATTTAAATTCCAAGTATAATTTGTATTAAAAACAAGATTATTTCCACTTTGAGTTAAAGTTAAACCTGTTATTGCTCCTGTTGGAGAACCTTCAATTAAATCATGTATAATATTAACATCATATTCCGGTTGTGTATTGTTCGGATACATGAAATTAAGACTGTCTAATTGTGATATATATTTTCCCATATTAATAAATATTTTTTTTATTGTTTTGTATCCTCAAATTAACAAGTTGAATTATTGTGTTTTAATGAAATTGATGTATTTCCTGTTATTACTGGTGTGTATGTACAACTTGTTGGATTGGTTACTGAAGCACAGTTATTAGCTCCTGTAATACCATTTGTAAAATACGATGTAGCTTGAGCATCAGTTCCTGCTGATAAAGTTAATCCTGAACCAACTGGAACATTTATAGTTCCAATATACGCACAACTACTTGTTACTATTGTTGAACTAACTTTATAATAATTACTTCCATCAATTGTGTACCAAATATAAGCGTTAGTAGTTCCACCCCCATTATGTTGTGCATAAATTGCTACAGAATAAGATGGTGGTACAGTACTTGTAGGTGTTGGTGTTGGAGTTTTAGTAGGTGTAACAGCAGGCGTACTTGTATTAGTAGGTGTAGGTGTATTGGTTGGTGTAGTAGTTGGTGTAGGTGTTGGACAAGTTGAACATCCACTACTTGTAACAGTTGCTACAGTTGTTGGTGCTCCACTAATTGTTATATTGATTGTATTTCCATTATATGATACATAATAGTTACCATTTGATAAAGATGCTAATCCTGCACCTGACAATGTACCAGCCGAACAAAAACTATTATTATTAGATGAAACAGTTGTTGTTATTTGTGGTGCAAAACACGCAGCAGATGCTGATGAACCAATTTGAACTGTACCTGTAAAGTAAGTTGAAGTTGATGTAGGTGTTACTGTATTAGTTGGAGTAACTGTTGGTGTACTCGTATTAGTTGGAGTAACGGTTGGTGTACTCGTATTAGTAGGTGTAGGTGTAGGAGTTATATTTGGTGATATATATAATCTACAATTAGTTAAATTAGATGGTAATGTACCTGTATAAGTAGCTAATGCTGTCCAAGTAGAAAATACATTCCAATTATAAAATCCTGTAAAAGTACAATAATAAGTATTTGTTGATGCATCATATACATCAATTGTACTATTCAAACCTAATGTATTAAATGGATAAGATTTACCATTTGCATCCGCTGGACGAATTTCAAATGTACCACTACTATAATTAAATTGTGCCACACCAACCCCACTTGTTGAATATTGATAATCATAATAAGCTGGTGGAGTATTTGTAGGAGTTGGTGTCGGAGTTGGAGTTGGTGGAACTATTGAATATCTACTGGCAAAAGCATAAAAGTTTTGTGTAATTTCTGATTGACTTAATATTCTATTATAAACCATCAAATTACCTGCTTGACCATAGAAGTTAATATTTTGTCCAATTCTATTATACCAACTTATAATTGGATTAGCACCAATTGCTCCTTGAGCTGATGTATTTCCTCCAATATAAACTCCATTAACATATAATTTACAACCTTCACCCGCAGTATTAGAATGTGTTACAACAATTTGAATTGTTGTTCCAACATAAGATAAAGGTGATGTATATCCTGCTGATTGGTCAACCTCAATTTTGTTTGCGGTATTAATCCATGTCATCGGGTTTCTTGAATTATATGTATCAAATATATTACGATAACTTGAACTATTAGAATAATTTAATACAGCAATATAAGTTAAATTATTTCCTGTAAATTGTGTTGTTCCTGTAAAACTTGTAATATATTGATTTGTTCCATTAAAGTTTAAGAAACCACCACCTGTTGAGGTATAAGTTGGACCATTTACAGTTGAAGCGTTATTTCCATTTCCACTTAAATCTGTAATTGTTGTTCCTGTTCCTGGATATGAAGCTGGTATTCCATAATCATAATAAATTTGTAATCCATTTGTTACATAACTTGTTGGAGTTGTTGGTGTTGGTGTAACTGTATTTGTTGGAGTTACTGTTGGTGTACTCGTATTAGTAGGCGTAACTGTATTAGTAGGTGTGGCAGTATTAGTTGGTGTTACTGTATTTGTTGGAGTTACTGTTGGTGTACTCGTATTAGTAGGCGTAACTGTATTAGTAGGTGTTACTGTATTAGTAGGCGTAACTGTATTTGTTGGTGTTATTGTATTAGTAGGTGTTACTGTATTAGTAGGCGTAACTGTATTAGTAGGTGTGGCAGTATTAGTTGGAGTCACCGTTGGTGTTGGTGATGGTAAAGGTGTTGAAGTTGGTGTTATAGTTGGTGTTGGGGTTGGAGTTGGAGTTATACCTATTGGTGGTCCAAATTGTGTTGAACTTCCAATAGTTATTCCATAAGTTGAAGCTTGTGAATAAAAGGTTGTACAATTTGTAAATAAATTATATCCTTCTTTTGTATTTGAACTATTAATCCAAAACGATGGCATTGAATAAGCAAATGGTCCTAATAAAGTTGAATATATATGATTCATCATCGTATCTTGAGTATAATCAATATATCCACTATTAGAATATTCATCTTTAGTTATTTCAACCATAGTATAAGGAACATATCCATTTACCAAAAACGAGGATGTAAATCCTGATGGTTGTGATGTTCCATATAAAATTCCACAATTAAAATCATATAATAATGACCAACCGTAATTGGTATATAATATATTTGGATTTGTAAAATCTGTTTTCACACAAAATGTATAACCTGTAGCATCACAATATTGATATTTAAAATATCTTGTTGGATAAGTAGAAACTTGATTGTTTATTTGAACCAATTCTACTTTTGTAAGTTCTGTATTAGTTAAATTATAACCATCTATCTTATTCCAAATAAAATATTGGTCTTTAATTTTAATTAAATCGTTTGTTTTCAGGTTTTTATATTCATTTAGTTTTAAATAAAAATTACCTGTTAAAAATCTTGTATTTGGGTCAAATAAATTATTAACCCTGTTTTGATAAAATGTATTATAAGCACTATTGTTGGTGTAATTTGTAAAAGTATTTGTTACAACATCAATAGCGGTCGTTAATTCTGATTTGAATAATAATGATTGTGTATCATTATTAATTTTATATTGGTCTTGTAATCCAATTGGCATTGAATTGGAAATTACAGGAATATTTTCTACTCCATAATGTTGTAATCCTGATGTATCTGTAAGCCATGCCAAATAACTTTTGTATCTTGGCTGACTATCATATACAGATGTATAAAAATTACTAAAAATATTGAATGGTCCTAAATGGAAAAACAATTTTGGTTTAGTTTTTACCCCTGTATAAGTTATAGCTGAACTTTCAGAACCATTTGAAGCTGTATTTGAGTTAGAAGAACTTGCATAGTTAATTCCTAATGGTAATTTAATCTGTGCATTTGGTAAAACCTGATTTGGAATATCCCATTGTCTCACAATTTCAGGTGAAAAGGTTGTTTCAATCTTTTTTTCCTGTGATTTGAATGTTGTTGGGTTTACTTGGTTCAATTGTCCGTATATTCTATTGTTAATATCCTTGAATTGTTTATTTCCATAGTCACCATCTTCCAAATCGGTTACAATTAGGTTACTTTCAATATAATTTAATGCTGGTTCAACTGTAAATCCTTTATCATGTGATAATTTATCTGTCCAATCCCATACATCACCAGTTCCCACATAAAATTCATAAGGTTCAATAATAATTTCTTTTGGATTTAATGGATTTGGAAATAAAATAAGATTAAACTTCTTCAATACAGAAGATAATATATCAACTTGTTTAATTAGAGGGTCAATTACTTGTGAAAAATCCACTTTCATTCCATCTAATATTGGTGCTGTAATATTTGGTAAGGTTGGAAAATAAGCAAGTTTAGTACCAACTGTTGCATTACTTGATGAACCACCAATAAAGTTACCACCATAAGTTGCAGTCGTTCCTGTTGTACCTGCTGTAATAATTTGTGGGTCATTTACGATTGTTGGTGGGTCTGTATCTAAAAATTGAAAGTTTACATCAATATCTACATTACAAAAACATGGAACACCTGTTCCAATCTTACAAACTACAGCATAAATATTTGTATCATCATTATAAAATACAACTTCCACACCTGTTAATGGATATGTTTGAGCTGGTTGTGTTGTATATGAGAATTTAGTAGCGTTTGAACTAAAATATCCATACATATACAAACTTTTCATCCAAGGAGTATTAAAAAAGTCTGATTTAATTGTATAACCATAAGTTTTGAATATCAATTTCAAGATATTCCACATACTTAAAGCTGGTTTTAATTGATTATCAATTAATCCTTGAAATGGTGTATTAAATCTATATTGAAAACCTCCTGCTTGTGTAAAACCTGTTGAAGTATTATAAGAACCGATAGGAGTTGTTGATGTATATAGTCTTGTTTGGTCAATTAGAGTCCCACCAGTGAAGTTTACCGTATCTCCTGAATATAAGTATCCATTATGAACAATAGGATAAAAATAAGGATATGGTTGCTCACTATTAAGACTAAAATTATTGACTGACCATGATTGAATTACCTGATTGGCTGAAAATACATGGTTAAAAAGATATTGAGGGTCATCAAAATTCAAATCTTTCAATAAATTATTACCGATATTACCCAATAAATCCCCAATTGAGTTGTATAAAGATACATCATACTCAACTTTACTATCCAAAACTGAAACTTTGTTCAATCTCATATAACCAGAGAAGTAAGTTTCATCATTTATAACAATATCTATGTTAGATTTTTGGTTTGGATTGAAATATAAGAACTGTATATCAACATCAAAGAAGTTTTCAAAGAATCTATTGTTTCTTTTTGTCCCTGGTAAGGTAACATTTATAGAAACATCAGAGTTTTTGGTTGAAATATCTTGTAATTCTGCGTAACTTCTTGTAATTTGAATTGGAATTGATGAATAGGTATCCAAATAATCAAACTTTGTGTATTGTTCCCAATATAAAGGAGATAAATTTGGTACATTATAGATATTATTATCTATTAAAGACAAATAAGTTATACCACTATACAATACCAATACATTAGAATTGTATGTTGTACCACTATTCCATATAGTTGAACCTGATATTGTATCAGGAATATTAGTTTGAACCCTTAATACCGCTTGTTGTTGTTGACCCATGTTAGAATCCTTTGTTTACGAAGTAAGAATCAGAAGTTGTCAGAGTGATTCTATATTTATTTAATTTACTATGTTTCTTGGTAATTGTATCCACAGTTGTTGATGTAATGATAACAGGACTTAAACTCTTGTAAATCTTATTTGGAACATCCAAATTACTTACAAAATCCTCTTGTATAATATACACTTGTGGTGATAAAAATAAACCTTCCAACCAATTTCCTGTTTCAACATTTAAATAACCTGTATCAATTATTATTTGTTGCGTAACATTAGTGTCAAAAGTTTTTTTACTTCTACCAATATTCCTATCAGCAGATTGTAAATTGGTAGCATAATAACGATTATCATAATTGGTTCTTGTAATTTGTTTTGTATCTTGTCTATAACTTACAAATGTAAAGTAATCATATCCACCCAATTCATTCAACCAACATAGTCTTGTATTTTCAGGACGACAATTATTATATAAATAAAAATAGAATATTTCACTTGTTGGTGATATTGGTCCTTGTGATGTTCTTCCTGTGTTCCATGTTGGATAACCATCATATAACTGAACACGATAATAAGCTGTATTACCTGTTGATAAATCTATATTATAAACACTCTTTAATTCTTGTGGACCACAAGGTAGAGCAAAGATTTTATAATTGTCTGTAAAATCCGTTGGTGATGAATATGTTGTTCCCGATTTATTTATTTCTTGTGTGTATCTGTTAATCAAGTTATTATTTATATCATAAAAATCAAATAAGATATAAGATGTTGCATTAACAAATCTATCCCCTGATTGACCATTTAAAAAGAATAAGTTATAACTTTCAGTCTCTTGAATGTATTGGATTCTTGGAGCATAAGTTAAAAACTTACCTGTTGTACTTTGTTCAGGAGCGGATGGCCAGTTCATATCGTATCTTGATATTGGTGAAGCATCTTCATACACATTTCCATAAGGAGCCCAGTTATTTGTTGGTGATAAGTTTGTTCCTAACTCTTGGTCAAAGTTTTGTAGAATATAATTGTTATTAAATTCAAAAGTTCCACCAAATAAATCAAAATATTTTCCTGTATTGGTGAATCCTGATATTGGAAATTGTTGACCTGCTACTGGTTGGTCTCCACATAAAGTATAATGATTATAATCATTAAAATTCTGTAAAGATTGATTTGGTGTTGTTGTTCCACCAGTATATTCGTAATTATAAGTTCCACCACTCAAAAATCTATAACCATATTGAACATTTACTTTAACTCCATTTGGATATGGATTGTTTATGTTTATAGTTTGATTTGTTGAATCAAAATCACCAGACCAATAATATTGATAATGTTGTGCTTCAACATAATTTTGAAAATAGGTATATGGTCTAATATTAAAATAATAATAGTAAGTTGAACCTGATTGACTTGTTTGATATGGAACAATAGCCATGTTTCCAACTAAATTATCATTTGTAAATAAATTAACAACCAATTCTATTGATGGTTGTAATGAACTTCCTGTTAAAACAACTTGATATGTTGCTCCTCTTTGATAAACAAAATCTTCACCTCGTCTTAATTGAGACATATTGTTTATTCCGTTTGCGTAAATTTGTGGGTATCCAAATGACATATTATATTCCTTCTAAAATTTCTAACAAATCATCAATAGTTGCTTGACCAATTATTTCTTTGAGTTGTCCTTCGTTTATTTCTTTTAATATTTTCTCATAAGATATTTCAATAAAGTTCTGTGGTTCACTTTTGAAACCAAACTTACTAATTGACCTACTTATTAAAAAAGCTGCTTGTTTTATATTTTTATCTGTTGCTGGTAAATATCTACCAGTTTTCAAATCTCTTATTTTGAAACTTTTTTTATTTTTAATCCAATTCTCTATTGCTGTAATATTTGGAAACCTTCCTGGCATCCTACCATTAATTAAAAAATAAGCATAAGTATTTGTAAGAGGTTGATTAAACGCTAATATTTGTAATGTAATTACACCTTCTTGTGTTCTTTCAATTCTACTTGAAATACTGTTTGCTAAATTACCTGTTGCAACACGATTAGTTAAGTTATGATTTAAACCATACCAATATACTTTGTCTCTTAAACTTTGTTTAATAATATCTTCAATAATAGGTTGTACAAGTTCTAAATCTATCATAATTAATTGGTTGTTCCTGAATAGATTGGTTTAATCCATTCAGAAGTTTTTATTATACTCAATATATCATCATTTGTATAGTATTGTGATTTTGTTTCTAATGTTGCTACAAAACTTGGTTCATCACCTTCCCAACTTACAAATGATTTTGTTCCATCGTCAGATAATACTAATGTATCAATATTATCTTCCTTAATTTGTGTAAAATCTATCTTGTCTATTTCAGACATATCAAAAATTATATATTTCAATTTTTCAAACATATTATTAAATTAAATCTATTTCTTCTAAATCTTTTATCCAATTAAATTCATCCTTGGTTAAATTATCTCTTTCCAAAGTTGTAATAAACCAATTACCTGTACCATCCAAAATTGGGTTGAATGTTACATCATCTGTATATTCTTTTCCTACTAATAAATCTTTTTGTTCTTCTGTTAATCTAATTACTTTCATATTTTTATTTTATACATTTCTTCCTAATGTTGTGTTAAATGTTTGTACAATTGTATATAAATTGGCCACATCTGTATCAGTCAATCCATATCCCAAATGGAAAAAGTTTATTGTTGGGTCACTATTATAGTTTCCTAAACCATCGTTTGCTGCCACGAATAAACCCATAGGATTATTTCTTGATGGCCAAGTATAAAAAGTACCAGGGTAACCATTTGAACTACTATTTGTATTACCAAATTGTACTCCGTTTTTGAATGCTTTATGTGAAGTTGTACTTATTCTATTTGATACAAAATAACCTGTTGTTCCTGTTTGACCTGTTACATTCACGGCTCCTGATGAAGTTAAACCATTTTCAAAGTTATGATTTGTTGTTCCTGTAAATGTCCAATAAGAATAACTTGTTGAATTAACATTTGTAATATCACCCCAAATATATAATCTATTTGTAGGTTGACCTGTGGGTGTCAATTTTTGGTCTATTCTATAAGCACCAATAGACATGTTTATTCCTTGTTGGAATAAAGTATTTTGAAAACCTAAATTATAGTTTGTGTTGGCTAAAGCGTTTGAACTACCTGTAACTCCACTTACACTATAACTAAATCCACCTGAATATGTTAATCTGAATGCATCATTTGTATTTTGTGGATTTTTTAAATTGAATTTAGTTGATGTAGCTGTACCACCTACAAATGGATATATAATAATTAATTTATCCCATAAACCATTTGTTTTCAAATCACTAACCAATTGTGTAATAGCTGTAGCTGTACTACCAGTAATACCAGCAGCAGTATTGAACGCTGTTGCGGGGTCACTTGATTGTATATTATTTGATTGATAACTATATGGTTGAATAATCATTATGAGAATTGTTTAGCGTTTATTAAATATAATGAACCAGTATCAAAAGATATAAAAGTTAAAACATCAGTAGAAGTTGTTGTTGTTGGAGTATATCCATATCCAAATGGTTGTTTAACTCCACCACTTCCTGTTGGGAAAGTAACTGTAGCACTTCCTGTTGTATTAACTAACATAGTAACTGTTTGTCCTGCTTTAATATTTGATGGAATAATTCTTGTATTAACAGCTGGAGTTAATTGAATTGTAAACATGTTATTTTGAGATAAATCCAAAGATGCTGTATTACTTGTAATAGTTAAAGATGTTACACCACCATAAGCAGAACCTGTTATTATTTGTGAACCTGATATAATTAAACTTCCTGTAATTGATTGTGTTGTAGCTATTGAACCTGTTGTAATGAAATTAGCAACAATTGGAGAGGTTCCACTTGAACCTGAACTTCCACTACTACCTGAATTTCCACTACTTCCTGAAGTTCCTGATGAACCTGAAGAACCTGTACCACCTGAAGTTCCTGATGAACCTGAACTTCCACTACTTCCACTTGTTCCGTTACTACCTGAACTACCTGATGAACCAGTTTGTCCACTACTTCCTGAAGTTCCACTTGTACCTGATGTAGCAGCAGAATAAGAAGTTCCATTTATATATAAATTACCTTGTACTCTTACTGAACCTGATAATATTTGTGTATTACTTAATGAGTTACCCAATTGGTTTGAACCAGATGAATAAACAACTGAAGCTGTTTCATATATCGTATGTAAATAATTGAATGAACCACTATTAGCTGTAATTGTATCAGTAACATTTAATGAACCAGTTACATTTACAGGATAATTAAAATTAGTTGGTTTATAAACTTCCATATTAGCACTACTTGACATTAAAAGTATTGCTGTATTTGAACCACTATCATTACTTCCACCACCACCAATCCATCCCACTAATTCAGGACCTTTTTCAGGAGTATATGTATTTCCTGCTAACCCTATAACCGTATTTTGTGTACCATCAACAGGTGATGTATCTTGTACTTGATAACCACCAAATATATTTCCTGGATAAGTTTGACTATCTACTAAAAATGTTAATTGAGGATATTGTGAACCTGAAAAATTATCATTTTTTTGAAAACTTATATTTGGTGAAGTAGAAAATAAATTAATTCCAGCATTATCATTTGAACCAATTTGTACTAAACTTGTATTTAAATTAATTTGTGAATTTGGTTCAAGATTTAAATCACCATTACTATTTTGATAAATTAAAGAAGCTTGTTGAATTGTTCCATTATAACTAAATGGGAATCTTATAGCATTACCTGAACCTGTTGGTCCATTCATAGTTAAAGAACCAGTATTAATAACTAATGAACCTGTAATAGTTTGTGTTTGTCCTATTGAACCTGTTGTAATAAAATTAGCAACAATAGGACTTGTACCTGATGTACCACTCGTTCCATTACTTCCAGTACGACCACTGGTTCCTGAACTTCCTGATGTACCATTACTTCCTGACGAACCTGAACCTCCACTACTTCCACTTGTACCACTCGTTCCGTTACTTCCAGAACTTCCTGATGAACCAGTTTGTCCACTACTTCCTGATGTTCCACTTGAACCATTACTTCCTGATTGTCCTGACGAACCATTTGTCCCTGAACTACCAGACGAACCTGAACTACCTGATGAACCATTTGTTCCATTTACACCACTCGTTCCTGATGTACCATTACTTCCGTTGGTTACTTGTGTTCCGTTAATATAGAATGAACCAGATACATTTACTTGTGTCTGACTTAATTGTAATGCTGTGTTTGTACCATCACCTGATTGAACTGTTTGTAACGAATTAGTTACACCAGTTTGACTATTGGTCATTTTCAGTAATCCCTGAAAAGATGTTGATACAAATAAATTATTTAAACTTCCCATATATTATATATTATCATTTTTAATTTGATCCCATCGTTGTGCTTCCAATCTCCATAAGTTCATCAATTCTTCCCATGTAATACCATTTGAGAATGATGTTGTTGGTAACACACAACGGTTATAATCTGATTTTTGTAAACTTGTCATCGTCAATAACCATCCACCCACACCTGTTTCTGTTCTCTCAAAAAATGGTTGTAATTGTGCGTTCCACTCTGCCGAATAATCTGATAAGTATAACTTGGCAAACAAATCTTTAGCAATCTCTAATGTATCACTCAATACATCTTGTTGGTTTGATAAATCAATTGATAATTTATCTATTATATAAACATTAAATGAATATTCAATTTGTCCTGATTTGAACTTTGCTATATCACTATTAATGTAGAGTCTTGGATATAATGGTTCTTGTCTTGTAATTATATCATTTGTTAATTGTTGTATATCTCCGAATCCGTATGAATGAATTTGTTCGTGATATTGTCCAAACAATTGAAGGTTTTGTAAAATAAGTTTGTATGATTTAAACTCTTGGTCTTGTGGGAAATTGTAATCCCCATAAACAGGTGGTGTACACTTGTTATAATCAAATGGAATGATAACACTTAATCCCATGGTCCAACCACCTAAAATGGTCTCAAATCGTTCAAGAAACGGTGTTACAGTTGGAAAATCTTGTGGTAATAAGTTCCAACTGAAGTTTCCAAACTGTTCCGTATATGATTGATATAAAATTGTCCATAAATCCTTTTGTATTTCCAAAGTATCGGACATTACATCACTCAAATTGGATAAATCATTATTTATCTTATCTAATATGATTAAACTTAACTGATAAGTTAGTTGATTTTGATTGAAGACTATGTTTCCTGGCACAATATACATTCTTGTATATAATGGTTCTTGGTCAGTTAATATATCGTTCGTAATTTGGGGTAAATCACCGAAACCAAATGAACGAATCTGTTCATGATGGTAGGCTATTGACCCAAAATCAGTTAAAAGTTGTTTATAATTAATCATACCTATCTATAAATATCTAATCTTGAGTAATATCTCCTGAAATTATTGGTTATTTTTATTCATTTGTTTCAATTGTTCTTTATCTTTTTCAATAAGATATAACAACTGATTTAAAATTTCCAAGGTTCTTTTCTTTGTGATTATTTCATGTTTTGTAATATCATCTCCTGCAATTCTGTTGATGACAGCGTACCACCCGAACGCTTTTTCAAACGATACATCTTTTTCATCTTCCAATACAAGGTCAGGGTTTTGAGCCAAGTACTCGGCTTCTTCCATGTCAAAGATGGACGGATAGATGTTGAATATGTTCTGACGGATTTGGAAAAAAAATACTTTCCTCCCAATACATATTTTACATCCAGTTCTTTTCTGAATATCTCTGCTCGTTCATCCACCGTTTCAGAATCATAATCCTCAATCTTATAGTTGTGTTTGGATTTTTTGGATACAATTGGTCTGAACATAATGGAAGCTATAATATGTAGTTTGGACATAATCTCATCTGGTTTCTTTGTGAGTAATGTATCCAAATCAACAAACTCACCAAATGACATATTCTTATATTCAGGTATGAAACCATATTCAATTCCGTTAATTGTAAATGAATCTTCAAATATAAAATTTGTTGATGGCATAATACTAATTAAATGATTGGATATTTGTTTTATCTGTTTGTGGGGTAATTTGAGAATATCTTCCTGTTTAGCACCCGTCATTATGCTAATAAGTCTTATCTCATAATAATCATCTTCAAACAAATCTCTGATTTTATATAGGTCAACATATTCTCCTACACTATAAAAATCTCTTAAATTATAATCTTTATCTTTTATTGTAATTTTCATTTTTATCTTACGAAAGCAATACTATATTTTCCTGTGCTCTTCAGGTTTTTAACTTCATAATACATCCTTAACATTACTGAATCCGCAATGTCAGGTGATTTATCCCCCAATATCTTCTTCATTTGGTCCTTACCTATTACACCAACCTTTCCATCCTTTTCTACATCCTTTAATTTAACTGATAGTAATTGTTGTGTTAGTTCATCCACCGTTGATGGGTCTAATACATTAATACTAATTTTTCCCTGTTTAATCAAGTCAGATAATTTCACATAGCACTGTGATTTAAGGTTTGTAAAATTCTGTTCGTGTAATGGTCGTGAGTTATTCACGAATGATGTACATCTTAAACGGTCCACCAAAAATCCACCCACACCATCAGAGTCAGCAATAACTTGTGATGGATGTATTCCATGTTTGGATATTAATTCTGTGATATGTCTATATAATGTATCACCATCCAATTTATTATATCTTATTATTTCTACGATGGTTAATCCCACCCAAATTGTTGCTACTGTACTATCACCACCGAATCGTGCCACATCCAAAGTAATATACTTCTTTTCAGACGGATTGGGTGGGTTTCTAAACGAACACGATACAATATCATCAAATTGAAATAGAGCGTCTAATTCCTCATTATAATTCCAATCACCAAGTAATAATCTTTTCCTTTGTTCCTGTGGTAATGTATCCAACATATCTAAATAAGATTGTGGTAAATGTGGATTGTCCATCGGGAGTGATGGAATGAATTGTTTGTTCGGTTCTAATGTTCCTTCAACATAAGGTAAATAAAACTCTTTCTTTATAAAGTTCTGTGATGGGTTG